TCCAAATGATGGATTCGCTAACAACTCGCCTTGTCTTATATGGAAGTGATTAATTATATCTTGTTTTATCAATGCAAAATCGTATAAATTAAATCCAATATTGTCCGGGTCAACTGTGCTAAATCCTTTATAGGTTTTTGATCCTATACCGTAGTCGGGCTTTTTGTTAGATTTAACATTTATATCTTGGTAAAGTCTTTTTTCTTGTGTGCTCATATCTTATTTCCCTTGTCCTAAGTTGCATCACCAACTAATTTAGCTGTTCCGGTGCGTTTTAAAGTGCCGCCAAAATCATCTACTTGTACTGGAGTATTAATTTCAGCAAAGTCGTCTACCTGTGCAGGTGCTTGGTATTCAGCAAAATCATCAACAAGTGTAGCATTTTTATTTTCTGCAGCAGCTGATTCAGCTGGTCCATCAATACCTGCATTTTCATTTCCTGCTGGAACCTGACATTGCTTGAATGTGTCTTCAGGTTTTTTATCTTTGCTCTTATCGTCACTAGTTTTGTTAGCGTTTCCTTTTTTAATTTCTTCTAAATTAGCATTAGTTTTTGTAGGTGTGTGTTCTAACGGATTTTTATTTTCTTGGCCTGTCCAAGATCCACGCTTAGGTACTCTTGTTGGAACAGATGTATCACCTGCTTTTGCCGCCGGAGGTCCGTTCATGTCGATCCTATCTGCTGTTTCATAATGATGTTTAGATGTGATATTGCTTGTTCCTGCACAAGTAATTTTTCCGTCTGCACCTACTTTTACTTCATAATTAGCAGCTGTTTGTGTCATCATTTGATTACCAGCTTTTAGGTTGATATTATTACCAGCTTCAATATTAACATCTCTACCAGCTTTAAAATTAAAATCGTTTTCTGTATGTATGCTTATACTATCTTTTGAATAGATATCAATTTTTCCGTTAGCTGTCATCTCTATCCAGCTGTCACCGCTTCCGTGGGCTATGTAAATTAAGTCTTCTGCATTGTGTAATAGAATTTGATGACCTGTTCTTGTACGTATTCTAAAAAGTTCATTAAAAGGGAGTACAGGATTTCCACCATCTTTTAAACTTACATACTCACTTGGTACAGCATTTGGTCCTCTAGCAGGACCTTTTCTAAACAATGTGGGATCGCCGTCGTCCATTACTAAAGTTGTACCTGTAAGTCTACTTGCTTTAAGGTCTATTGAATCTATTTTCCCTCCAGATTTAATTGTAGGTGTGCCATCTCGCCTATCAATTGGACCTGGTGAGCTCCAACCAAATACCATACTAGGCAAATCACGCCTTGCACTAGATGTTGTTGTTCCCCTAATTGGATCGTCTGCTAATCCGCTGCCGTCTAAAATTGCACAAGCATCAGTATGACAAGGTTTTAAATACTGTGTTGCATTTGTTCCATTAGCATCTTCAGTTTTTTTATTATATTCCGCAACTGGTCTTGCTTTTGTAGGATCTTCTTTATTAAATTTAGTACTTGCATTTCCAGGTACCATAAAATTCATATTTTGATCTTGTACGCACCCTATCCAATATCCCTTACCTCTATTACCTTCTGCAAAAATTACTAAAACTTTAGTTCCTATATCAGGAGGCACAGCCCAAAAGCCGTAACTCTTCTGTGTATAATCATAACCTTCGTTTTCACTTGTTCCAGCATATGGTGTAACTCCATAAAAAGGGCTTAGATAACTTACAGGAACAAATTCACCAGAAGATTCAGAATTACCTTCACTTGTAGTTTTTAATAGTTCTACTTTTAATGAGCCCATGTAGTCTACATCAAGATGTTCTCTAACAACAGCTACATACGGACCTGGGCCTTCTACAGTTTTTTGTTTAGTGCCTGACGGTATATGCGGGGATCTAGTTTCTTCAGCCATTTAAAATCCTCCTACTATTCTACCATTTGAAAGTTGCCGGGCTGTGCCAGGTAGCTTTTTGCTGGGTTGGTTTTTTGTAGGTTTACTTGCACCTTTATTATACTCAGGATGTCCTGGTGGTGGACCACCACCTGCGCTTGCGCCTTCTGGATTTCCAGTTAACGGGTTAGTTTCAGTTTTTTCTAATTGTTTTTTAGGATCAGTTGCTGTAACAGCTCCTGTACTTTCTGTAGCTACTTGATTAGTATCTGTAATTTGTTTAGGTCTCCGAATTGTTTGCAATGTTTGAGTAAATTGGCCTCTAGAAAATTTATTAGCTACAAACAATACTTTATACAATCCACTAAAAGCACCTACAGGAGCAGATCCTCCGCCTGGAAAAGTCATATAATTTCCTACATAATCTATTGGTGTTCTAAAATTTAGTTCGATGTCAACTTCTCCGCTTTGATAGTCCATTGTTCCGTCTGAATTTAAATTAGTGCCAGGGCCTTGAGCAGCACTGTAATTACCCATACCACTATCGGCAATATAATAAGGATCTCCCCAAATTTCTAAATCTACAGAAAGTAAATCTACTGGAGAATTTACTAGTGCTTCGTTAAAGTTTGCAGCAACTATTGACTCTGGGTGTACCATAACTCCTCCAGTGTCTGTTGTATTTCCTTTGTTTACATCAGCTTTTACAGCATTAGCATTTACTGATGAGCTATCTGATTCTGTAGTTCCAGTCGCCGCTGTCTTATTACCACTGCTTGCACCACTGCTTGCTGATGTTTTAGCATCAGCTGTTTTTTGTCCGAAGTCACCTGCAATACCAGTAAAAAATGCTGCATTAAAATTAATATCAAAATTTATAATATCGTCATTCTGTCCAGTATATATGTAGTCGTATTGTTTAACAGCTTGAACCATTAAATTAGGTATACCCTTTGAAGGTTCTGTTGGACTTCTAAAATTACTATGATGGACTTTGTAAGGTACAACTTTGTAAACAAAAATTTGTGGTGGAGATCCAGTTTTATCTACATTATTGTGGTCTGTAACAACATAAACATTTGTTTCAAGCCTATACCAATCTAACATTCCGTTTTCATCTGGTTTTTGCTCAACAATACTTCTTCCAAACTCGCTTAATAATATTACATCCTCTATAATTTGTTCAATCTTTTTTCCATTACTAACTGTCATTACTCTGTGCTCAGGATTAACCTGTACTTTACAACGATCTATTTTTCCTGATTCAGTTTCGCTTTGTGCTGCGCCACTTTTTACAAAACCCTTGCAACCAACATCGTCTTTTGATTTTACAATTTTTGATTTTCCAATATCGTTTATATTTTCTTCTTTGTCAGCATAATCTCTAATAGTTTCTCCAAGATCAGATCTTCTTACAGTAATGCCTAATTCTTTGTCTAAAGAAGCTTTAAATTTTTCCATTGACAGACTTTTTTCTTGGACAGCTATAGCCGATTCGTACAGTCTCTGTTGTTGTTGTTTTGTAAGCTCACGCTTTTGTGTTCCTGATCCACTATCATTGCCTTGTGATGTAGCAGAATTATCTTCTTGAGATTCATCAACTTTTGAAAATGCTGCACTTTCTTCTGCACTAGATTTTTTAGTAGGAAACATAACAATGTATTGATTTGCTTTTGACTTATTTTCTTGTTCAACACCTTCAAGTTCTTTTTCATTCATGTTAGTTGTTAAACTATCAAACCCCCATTGCAACATTTCTGCAATAGTTCTACCTTCAAACGTTATATCGTTTCTTGTAGATTGTGTTTGATCTGTGAGTGCTGTTTCATGGAACGGAATAGCTTGTACGGCATATTGGCTTCCACCTTCTGTAACTTCAAATTCTACATTTACAAGTTTAAGTGGAAATATACGTCTAGAATTAGGTATGCTAACTGGTCTATTTCCAGCATGTCCTTTAAATTCAACGCTTAAACAAAAAGGTGCCATTATATAATTTTTGTGTCCTGCACTTAATGCTGAAATCTGCAATGCTTGTAAAAATAGTCCCATACTATAAGGTTCTTGCACTTTGAAATTAATAGCAACAGCATTTGTTCCTCTAGTTTTACTATTTGGTGCTATTATAGTTTCTATTTCAACATCGTCTATAAAGTATTCAGTTTTTCCATTAACTTCATAAACAGTTTTACTACCTGTTAATGGGCTGCCACCTCCTGATTTTATAATTGTAATTAAAGGATCGTTGTATCTATATGTTTGATCAGGAAAGTTTAATTCAAAATCAGTTAAACACCCTAAAGTAAAAACATAATTGTAACTAGAGAAAGGATTAAGTATATTTTCTTGCTTACCAATTCCTCCCATTAAGCCGCCAAATGCTTGATTTAATCCTCCAAGTGATCCACCTATTAATTTTCCGGCACCGCCAAATCCTGGTAACTTACTATTTAATACTTGACTAATTCCACCTTGTGCAAGATCTAAAGAACCTAGAGTAGCTCCTGATATTCCGTTTATAGAATTAGGCATATCTAGTGTTGCACCTGTAATATCTGATAATGATCCTTCAACAGCACTTGCAACGCCGCCAACTGTAATCTTTCCTGATGTTTGAAATTGACTAGATACTGATGATGCAGCTTGTTCTGCTTTAGCTACTAGTTCTTGTCCTTTAGCTCTTAATCTAGCATCTATGTTTTGGATATGTGATGACATTTATAGCCCCAGCAAACGTTTTAGTGCTGGTCCTTTAGGTACAAATATTTCTGTACCTGCTTCAAAATCAAAAATAGGATCTTTTAATGTTTCAAGATTGCGTTGTGCATACACCCACCATAAATCTTTGTCTCCATACATATCAAATGCAAGTAAATCAGGACGATGTGTATATTGTACTTGTATATTATAAAGTACATCGTCTGGCTCTGCTGGAATTGGTCTAATTTTTAATATATCTAAATATTGACCTGAAACAAATGGTGTTTTAAAATAAGGACTACTTGCTGAATACATTAAATAAATCCTCCTTTACCGTTAGCATATCCGCCCTTCACAAATTTATCTAAACTAAACTTATGTACTTCACTTCTTGAATATGTAGGTTGTGCTACAACTGTTATTGTACTTCTTGTAGGAGCATATGTGTTTATATCAGGAAGATACAAGTAATCAACGTCTGGCGGTAAGTCAACTGACATAGATTGTATTACACAAGGAACATTTTTAAAAACATAATCACCGTAACCGTTCATTATAACAATTGGAGGTGGAGAACCTTGGTTGCTTGTACCACCACCATATGCCATTTTTGTAACCGAACGTAGGTAATGTACACATGCCGCCCAATATAACCCTTCTGCAGCACTTTCTACATAAAATTCTCCTGAAATTTGTAATGCGTCAGGTTGACTACTTTGGTATATTGGAAAGGGATAATTACTATGTGTAGGTTTCATCATACTATACTGTGCCGAATGTTGAAATATGATACTAGGAGTGTAAGGAAAAATCATACCTTGAGTTTCAGTTAGTTGAGCTTGAAGTATAGGGTCCATAGACATGCCAACTGGAATACTTAAACGCATACGCCAATCATTATTATCGTCTCTTGACCAGGACGCATTATTAATGCCGCCACCAAAGATATTTGATAATCCATCAAGTGGAATGCCAAACCCTCTAATAGCACTCATTATTCCGCCAACACCACCAGAAGCAATATTTTCTATAGTTTGCTTCACACCATTTTTTAAAATACTTGCGCCAACACCTATGGTGTCAGTTTTTGAAGGTGCTTTAGAATTTCTTTTCTGTGAAGCATCACTACTTTTTTTAACTGGACTTGGATTTATTTCTAATTCTGACATAATGTCTCCTAATAGTATTATTTAGTTGACTTTATTAACATAGTATATTATAATGTATTAACAACTGGAGAAAACATGAAAAGAGTTAACTACTTAAACAACAAAGACATCTTAAAAGAGATTCACAAGTCAAAAACTACATTTTGTAGCTATGTTGACCCAACCTATGCACAATTTGATATAATTTTGCCTAGTATTGATAAAATTAACCGATTAACTATTGCTGAAGCAAAACGCAACAAAGCAAAAAGACTACAGGTAACAGCATTTGATGCTGCAAAACTAGAAGGTAGAAAAGTCAAACAAGCAGAATTTGAAGTCGACTATAAGAAGATAACAAAAGAAGAGATAATTTTCAGAATTATGTCGTTTGACCACATTCCGGACGAACCCGGACGCAAAAAGACACCCAAGACTGTTGCTGATCATAAAACAAAACTAAATTTTCCACCGTTTCAACATTACAAACATGATGATAATGGAGAATTAGTATGTATAGGAAAAAGTCACTGGGAAGGTGGTATGGAAAACGGTTATTTTAGTAAGGTTCACGGCAAAGCAACAAACAAACTTGCAATGATGTGGATGAAGTTGTGTGATAGGTATGCAACACGAGGTAATGTACGTGGATACACATACAACGACGAAATGCGTGGACAAGCAATACTACAATTAGCACAAATTGGCTTACAATTTGATGAATCTAAGTCTGCTAACCCGTTTGCTTACTATACCGCAGCCGTAACTAACAGTTTTGTACGTGTTATTAACATCGAGAAGCGAAATCAAAACATTCGAGACGATATTCTTGAAATGAACGATATGAATCCTAGCTTTACAAGACAAAACCAAGGACAGTGGGAAGCTGAGCAAAAACGTGAAGTATCTCTCCAAAATAAGAAATAATAGTCTTGACAAATGTGTTAATATATACTATAATATTATAGAGTACGATTACGATTACGGAGATAATTAATTGTTTAAAAAAGCGGCTGTTTTTACAGACATACACTTTGGCCTTAAAGGCAATAGTAAAATACATAACCAAGATTGTGAAGATTTCATAGATTGGTACATAGAACAAGCAAAAGCCGCCGGTTGTGAGACTGGTATCTTCTGTGGAGATTGGCATCATAATAGAAACAGTCTTAACTTGACTACTATGGATGTTACTATTCGTTGTATGGAGAAGCTAGGAGCTGCTTTTGAACAGTTCTTCTTCTTTGATGGTAACCACGACTTGTATTATAAAGACAAACGTGATGTTAACAGTACAGCATTTGCTAAACATATTCCAGGTATTACTTTTGTAGATGAAATTACTACAATTGAAGATGTAACTATTGTACCTTGGCTGGTTGGAGACGAATGGAAACAACTTAGAAGCCTTAAAAGCAAGTATGTTTTTGGTCATTTTGAGTTACCTAGCTTCTATATGAACGCTATGGTACAAATGCCTGATCACGGAGAGCTAAAAGCTGAAGACTTTAAACACCAATCATATGTGTTTAGTGGACATTTCCATAAGCGACAGCAACAAGGTGTAGTACATTACTTAGGTAATGCATTTCCGCACAACTATGCTGATGCATGGGACGATGATCGAGGTATGATGATACTTGATCGTGAAAACGATAAAGAACCTGAATACCGTAATTGGCCAGACTGTCCTAAGTATCGTACTGTTAAACTTAGTCAACTAATTGACGAACAAGCAACACTAATTAAACCTAACATGTACTTACGTGTTAACTTAGACTTGCCTATCAGTTACGAAGAAGCTAGTTTTATTAAAGAAACATTTATAAACAACTTTGGATGTAGAGAAATTAGTCTTATTCCACAAAAGTCACTAGAAGAAATTAGTACAGAACTTGATATACAACAATTTGAAAGTGTTGATCAAATTGTTGCAGGTGAAATTAATGCAATTGACTCAGACAACTTTAATAAAAAGATGCTAATGGACATTTATAACGAATTATGATACAAATTAAAGATTTAACCGTTAAGAACTTTATGAGTGTTGGTAATCAAACACAAGCTGTTGACTTTAATAGAGAACAACTAACACTTGTACTTGGTGAAAACTTAGACCAGGGTGGTGATGACAGTGGTTCACGTAATGGTACTGGTAAAACTACTATTATCAACGCTTTGTCCTATGCATTGTACGGAAAAGCCCTTACAAACATCAGAGCCAACAACTTAATTAATAAAACTAACAGCAAAGGCATGTTAGTTACTTTACATTTCGAAAAGAATAATGTAGACTATAGGATTGAACGTGGTAGGTCTCCTAATGTACTTAAATTCTTTGTTAATGACCAAGAACAAGAACTTATAGACGAGTCGCAAGGTGACAGTCGACAGACACAGAAGGACATTGACGGCTTGCTTGATATGAGTCACGATATGTTTAAGCATATTGTTGCATTAAACACATATACTGAACCGTTTCTAAGTATGCGGCAGAATGATCAACGTGCTATCATTGAACAGTTACTTGGTATTACTATCCTTAGTGAAAAGGCAGATGCATTAAAAGAGCAAACTCGTCTTACTAAAGAAGCTATCACTACCGAAACACTTAAAATTGAAGCGATGCAAACTGCAAATAGTAAAATTGAAAGTACTGTTACTAGTTTGCAGGGTACTCAACGTGCTTGGCTAGCAAAACGAAAAGTAGATATTGAAAAATTAACATTAGCTATCGATCAGTTAGAGCATTTAGATATTGAAGTTGAACTTAATAGTCACGAAAAATTAACAAATTGGACACAACATAATAATTCTATTTTGGCTCTTAAAAAGGAATTAAGTACACTAGAACCTGCATTAGTACGTGCTAACAAGAGTGTTGAAAAACTTGTTAAAGACATCGCAGAATTAGATGATGCTAAGTGTTATACATGTGGACAAGAGCTACATGTAGACAAGAAAGCAGAAATTGCAGACCGTAAAAACAAAGAACTTGATGATGCAAACACTTATGCACAAGAGATTAATATAAAATGTACCGACGTAATAGGTGCATTGGACGAGATAGGTGATATCAACGGAAAGCCTAGTGTATTTTATGAAACTGCTAAAGAAGCATATGAACATAGACAAAATGTTGACGGTTTAAAGACTGCGTTAGAGTCAAAGCAAACTGAAGTAGATCCGTACCAAGCACAGATTGATGAGCTAAACAATAGTGCAATACAAGAAATTAATTGGGGTGCAGTAAACGAACTTACTAGCTTTAAAGAACATCAAGACTTTTTACTAAAACTATTAACAAACAAAGATAGTTTTATTCGTAAGAAGATTATTGATCAAAACTTAATGTATCTTAACAACCGACTTACATATTATCTTGACAAGTTAGGGTTGCCACATCAAGTTTTATTCCAAAACGATTTGAACGTTGAGATTACACAGCTAGGACAAGACCTAGACTTTGATAACTTATCAAGAGGCGAACGTAATAGACTTATACTCGGTATGAGCTTTGCATTTAGAGATGTTTGGGAAAGTTTATATCAAAAGATTAACTTGTTGTTTATTGACGAGTTGATTGACAGTGGTATGGACACAGCAGGAGTCGAAGGATCACTTGCTGTACTTAAAAAGATGGGTAGAGCCGGAGATAAAAATGTATTTCTTATCTCACACAAAGATGAATTAATAGGAAGGGTCAACTGTGTTATGCGTGTAATCAAAGAAAATGGATTTACATCATACGAAAATGACATTGACATAATAGAATGAAATTAAAAGTTGGAGTACGAGGAAGCAAACTAGCATTAGCTTATGCAGAAAGAGCCTGCAAAGAACTTCCTTGTGACACAGAAATTATTGTAATTAAAACTGATGGAGACTTAAATCCAGATGTTCCTATACACGAAATTGGTGGCAAGGGTGTATTTTGTAGCACTATTGAAACTAGTTTACTAAACGGCGACATTGACGTTGCAGTGCATAGTTTAAAGGACATGCCTGGTGAAGAGCATCAAGATTTAGTTATTTCAGCAATGCTTAAACGCAATAGTCCACATGATGTTTTAATAGGCAGTGTTGGATATGGGTGTACTATAGGAACAAGTAGCCCAAGACGTATTGCACAACTTAAAGAGTTGTATAAAAATTTAGATATAAAAATAAAACCAATTCGTGGAAACATAGATACACGTCTTGGAAAACTTGACAACAAAGAATATGATGCTATTATATTAGCAGAAGCTGGATTACAGGCTATAAACATACAACGTACTTGGTTAAGAGTACCAATTATACCAGCTGTAGGTCAAGGAGTTATTGCATTACAAACTAGAAAAGACGATACTAGTATTATAGATATAGTAAAAAAAGTAAATCACGCAAACACTTTTGCTCAAGCACAAGTTGAACGTGCATTCTTAAAAGGCATTGGCGGTGACTGTCATACAAAAATTGCAGGTCATGCAACAGGTAGTAATCCTATTACACTCAAGGCAATGTATTATGATTGATGATGACATACACGATCAACTAGTAAAAGCATACTTAGAATATTTTAAAGCAAACGAAAACTTTGAAAAAAGATTAAGTTATAGAACGCACAGAGCAACTAGAAAATGGCTCAGAGAAATACGAAGACTAAGCAAAATTAGAGGCGACGAGATACACGAAAAGTTTAAAACCAAGATCGAGGCAAAAAAACAATAAGCACGGTAAGTATCACTATGCAGTGGACTTACGAAGGCAACGAGATTGACCAAATACCGGACGACTACGAAGGATTTGTTTATCTTATTACCAACACCACTACAGGCCAAAAATATATAGGTAAAAAACTAGCAAAGTTTAAAACTACTAAGCCACCACTTAAAGGCAAAAAGAATAAACGTCGCGGAACTAAAGAAAGTGACTGGAGAGAATACTATGGCTCCAGTGATAGACTGAACGCAGACGTTGCAACACTAGGCGAAGATAAGTTTACAAGAGAAATACTATACCTATGTAAAGGTAGGGGCGAAATGTCCTACATAGAGGCAAGAGAACAGTTTGATAGGCGTGTACTTGAAACAGATGATTACTATAACGGTATCATAAATGTTAGAGTCGGCGGATCAGACAAACTCAAACAGGCATTGCTAGAACATCACATACAGGCAAAACATTCCAACACATAAGGTTGGCGGGCCAGATTATAATACCGCTGTGGAAAAAGCTCTCGTATAGAAGCACACGTACATATTGATCGACGCACCAGAGTGCGGAAGCCATCAAACAAATTGGGCTCACTGGTTGATATAGATTGCATTGTTGGCGGTCAAAA